ACCTTGCTTACAGCGAATAGAACGCCGCTAGAAAGTCTCTTTGCCCAATCTTCAATTGAACCTGGCGAAACCCACTGCCAACCACTAGCGAGCGGATCGCCCCATAACCACTTGCCTTCACTGTTGGTTTCAATTCCAATGATGCAGGCATGCCCTCCATCGAAGGACTCCGTACCGGGCACATTGCCTTCACCTTGGATGATGATTGCGCGCTTTTCGTTATGCGCTGCTTTCACTGCGGACCATCCTTGACCGCTTTTGATTGTCAGGGATTGGTTTCCGAAGTTATCCCAAGCGGTACGAGCGTCATACAAATCCGTTCCGCCTGAAAGGTCAGATTGGTTATGGCGCATATCTCCGCCGTGCGGACCACTTTTATCCTTGACGTGATACGCATAAGCAAGCGCAGCGGAAACCATCGTACAGTTTCCCCAACCATGCTCCTCGCCTGCACTACCAGACTCAGAACCATACGGTTCCTTAGGATCACTGGATGGGTTTTGCTTTCGCCAGTCTGGACGAAATGAAGCACCTGTATCAATTACAGGCACGTTGCTTTGATTTGCGCGGGTTGGCTTTCTATCGCGCGGAGACAGTTTACGTAAGCCTAGCCAAACTGCAAACCCTCTAGGCAGCCAACCAATTAGGGTTACTTTCAATTCAGCAAATTGCATAACGCTTACGCCAACGTTCCAATTGCAAGCCAGAAGTATTCTCCGGTGTATGCAGAGGAAGAACCGTCCCAACGCACAGCGCGCATCTGAAAAGTAGTAGCGGTAATATTCAGCAAGCCAACGCCAACTTGCGTTGAAGGACTACCAACAGTAATAACCGGCGGAGCAGAAAAGGCACGCGCGAAGGTAACAGTTACAGTAACGCCAGTGGATGACGTAATACCCGTAATAGTTACCTTCCCCGACTGAATACCCTCAATCGCATCATGCACTTGTCCTCCCCAAGCGCTCTCAATAGGCGCTCCCGCTGCTGGACGCTGCGCTGCAATGTCACCCATTTACATTCCTCCCTAAAGTGCAATTGCCAATGCTAGGCAAATGATAGCCACTGCAAGCAGCGATGGACCCATACCGGCAAAGGATGCAACTGCAAGGATCAGCGCAACAAACGCAAGTAACCGCTTCAACGTTTGGAGGCTCATACTTCCACCGTCAACGTAAGGCGCAATTGCGGACGGTTCCCGACGGTTCCATGATGCCTGCTATAAATCGACGTTGTGTAACTTCCGCTATCCTCGCCTGCTGAATTCAACTTCAAACCATTTTGCTTCTGACCGCCAAACCAAGCACGCGCAATTTCAGTTATAACAATTGTCTTTTTACTGCCACTGCTTGCAGGCATGGACGCAGTAACTTTACCGCTTGAAGTTACACTTGGTCCCGGATACACAACTGCATTCGATGAGCCAAAACCGCAGGCTACATCATATGTGCCTTCTGTAAAACTTCCAGTCAATCGCGCAACGCTAATCTTTGGCGATGAACCAAAAGCACCGCAACTTTCGGAACCTACAGTTAGCAGCAATTCCGCCTTATCAACTGATACAACCTTCGTCCACGGAATAGACTGAAAACCAAGTACCGCGCGGTTTTTCGTCCCATTGATATAGCCAATGGGAATGGTTGTATCTAAACCATTTCCGCCTTCAAGCGAACCTGAAAGTGCAAGCCTTGCATCCTTCAAGCAATCATAAGTGCGCGTTACCTGTTGCGTATTGACTGGCGGGATAACAGGCGGTTCAGGCGGTTCGGGCGTTTCTGCATCCTCCCATTCTTTCGCGGGAATGTATGTAAGCAGTTGCGCCGTCCATCCTGTTCCGGTATCGCCTGTGATTGAACCGCCAAGCACTCGCGCACTAACGTCAATTGTTGGCTGGATGCTTTCAACCAACAAGTGCGCAATATCAATCATTCCCAAATCGAGAATGCTCTCTAGTGCCGCTTCCGTCTGTGGATACAAGGTTCCCGGTGAATATTGAAGTGAAGCGCCTGCGCGATCAGCAAGCACTGAATTCACCCAAACGGTAGCATCCGGGACAGGATGATCCCGCTTATATGAAATGTCCCCGTAAACCTCGCGCTTAGGTAAGTCACTTACACTTACCGGGACGGTTGGCGCTCCATCGTCAAATGCAACAATGCGAGTGTAAACGCCTTGCAGCGAACCGGAAGTGCTAAGGGTTGAAATCGGGATACCGTCTGCACCACCTGCCTGAAAGCCTGTATCCCGTGGATTGCCAAATGACCGGAAGCGCAGCACGCCCGCACGATCCATCCAGACAGCGCACAAGGCATCCAGAGCGCCCGAAAGGATGTGTTCCCATGCAGACGCCTCGTCCTTGATAACCGGGCCTACAGGCGGATCAGTTTCGCCCGCTGGCGTTGCTTCAACTGGCACAAGCGCAGTCAATCCAACCATGTCAATAAAGTATTGCGCGCGTGCACGCAGGGTCATAGGCGCTGCAAGCAGCACTGGCGAATTCTTCTTTTTGAGCAACTGACCCGCTGCTACCGTTGCGTTGACAAGCAATTGCACCATATCCGTACCGCGCAGCGATCCGCGTTTTTCGGATACATCATATTCAACTTCATCAATCAAGCCTTGACGGACAATCTTCCTTTCACCAATCCCATTGATATATGAAAGGCGAAGCGGTCTGCCCGGTCTGATTGCAGTTGCATAATCAGATGAACCATTTGACGGGTCAAGTTTACGCAACGGGTCGTATGTGTTTACAGTCCACGAACCCGCAGCAGGTACGGTCAAGACTCCAACGGGGTCATCTGCTCCCCAAGAGGCTTTGCAAACGACACTCTGCGGTGTCACGTCAATCCACCCAAGGCTAGACCAGTCTTGTTCGTCCCACGCGGCAGAGTCCCATTTAGGCCCGACAGCGCCATAAATCTCAACCCGCGCGGAACCAATTGCAGGCAGAGGCGGTAGGGTCATCGCCCGAACACTGCTGCTGAACCATTGCGCCTTGCATAGTCGCGCAGTGCCTTTGTAATCTTCGCTTCAATCACAGCAGGATCACCATAAATGTTGAAGGTAATCCCGCCACTGCTGGTGCTTCCGCCAGTTGCAAAGGTTCCTGCACTTGCACCGGCAGGCGTTGACGTTGAATTGAGGAACGGCAAACTAGGCAGTTTGAAATCCTTTAGCGGATTGATGCTTTCGAGGAAATCACCCAACTTGCCAATTGCCTTAGTAACCCAATCAATTAGTTTGATTAGCCAACCGACAACAGTAGCAAGATTATTGCCCACAAATGTAAGGTACTTACCAACCAGTTTCAGAATAGGCACCAGCAGCGGAAGCACTGCTTTTACCAATTGTCCAAACAGTTTTATCATCTGAATTACAATTGGTAGCACAGCGTCAAGGATAGGCAAAAACACTTCACCTATCGTCTCGGAAAGTTCCCCAAATGCATCTCCCGCTTTATCCTGCATTCCCGCAGCAGACTTAGAATACAGGTCCGCCTGACCCGCTGCAATTTCACTTGCGTTACCAATCGTTTCAGCAGCAGTAGCGCCTTTTTCCATACCGGGGATTAGTTTTTGAAGTTTCCCATCCTGACCCGCATACGCCTTTGCAACTGCTTCACTTGCAGTTGCCAAATCAACGTTTGCAAAGCGCGCAATATCCTGCGCCTGTGTCAGCAATTCAGTTGCTTTGCCAACGTCGCCAGTAGCGGTAACTAGTGACTGCAATCCCTCGCGCGTTTGACTATCACTAAACGCGCGATCCTGACCCGCTGAAATTGCTGCTTCAACTTGCGCAGTGCTAGTTGCAGTTGCGGCACCCGCTGCCTTGATTGCTGCTTCTAGTTTGTTCTGCTCGTCGCGGTCCTCTGCTGCTGCTTTCGTCATGCCCGCAATGGCGGCACCAGCAGCAAGCGCGGCACCAGCAACCACAGAGACTTTAGCAGCGGTCCCAAGCATGCTGGAACCAAAGCCTTTGACTTCACCGCCTGCGCCGTCCAGCGCCTTACTCAGTCCGGCAGTTTCGCCAACAATGCGTACAACTAGTTCAACGCCTTTTCCCATTAGCCTGCGCGCCTTGTACGCCTTGTGGCGCGATTGGTACGGGTCTGGCGATCCTTATACGCAGACAGTTCAGCAATCGTCAAATTGCCTGCCTCTGTTGGAGGTAAGCCACTTACACTTGCGGCACCCACAACGATAGCAGCACGCTTTGCAGCGCGCTCCGCTGTCTCTGGTTTCACTTCCCCAATCACTTCAAGTTTCCACTTGCAGACTTCCGCAAATGTCAATGAAGGATCAGCACGCCTTGCAATGCACCATGCCATTGCATACATAAGGCGCATGCGCTTTGAGGTAGTGCCTTTGAGAATGTCGCCCATTTCGGCAGGGTCAACATCAACCGTTTCCGCCATATCCAACACTTCAAGCAACGTCAATTGTGTTGCATCAAAAGTGTTCAAATCAAGCACGGCAGACTTAGCGTTTACAGGATGCTCTGCCGCAATTGCGGTTAGGTCAATGCGTGTTGAAACCTGTTCGCTCTGCAATGTCTCTGATTGCTTCCGCATAGTGTGCCTCTGTTCGCTCTGTGTTTCCCGCAAAGGCATTTTCAATTGCGTTGGTTGGTTCAATATTATGCTCTGCCCAACCAAATTCCTGCACGCCTGCGTACTCTACATCATTCAAAAAATGCGCCTGCGTGGCTTCACCATCTGTGCGCCATCCTGAACGCAGCGTGCCAGAGTCAGAACGGGTAGCAGATTGCACATCAGGCAAAAGCATTTCTGCCTCTGCCCTGTGTGCTTCTGATAAGTCTTGCAACCTATCTTCCACTTTGTTGAAAGCGGAAACTGCCTCTTTGGCACCTTCCACTTTCATACCCTTACTCATTTATTTCTCTGACTTAGCAGCAGAGCGAGCAACAACAGCGACAGTATCCAGAACAGGCTTCGCAAGAAACGGCAAGGTAATTTCAAATTCCGCGAAAGTGCCAACCTCGCCACCGTAGGTAACTGGCACCAGTTTCACTTGACCAGTAACGGCAGGCGTATCGGGTCCAGCGCTTGCAGTCTGACCATGCGCGTTTAGCACAATATCCGCAGTCTCGCCTGCATGGTCCCAAAGGAAGCGAGCAAGGCCCGTAGAGGAATAATCCTGACCAGCGCGCATGACCAGCGCGTAACTTTCAGGCTCGCTATTAGAAGCAACATTGCCGTCAAGTGTAGGATACTCGACAACATCACCTGCACTAACTTCAACGTGAACATCTGCCGCGTCACCCTGAAATGGCGCAGACGTACCGGGCGGCGTTGTCGTCATCGTGAACAACGCAGTTTTCATAAACAGGATCGTTGCCACTTCAAACCTCTTGTGTTGTTTCAACTACACCGCGACAGGAAAAGTATCGAGTGCCGCCCATTTCAGTATTTGCGGGCCTTCGCCAAACTGGTTGGGACCAGCCTTGTAAGTTACTTACAGCATCGTTGCATTGCTGCACCAATGCTTCTAGTTCATCGAATGTCGCTTCACTGTCTGACTTACCGGCAACCGCCCAAATCTCCCAACGCTGTGTACGCCTTCCATTTGCCAAACCGCTTGCATCCACCCACGGTTCAGCAGGGAAAATGCGCGCACAAGGCGCGGTAAATCTGCCCATACCATAGAACGCATTTACGCCTGCTGCGTTCAACGTATCCAGTAGCAATTGCCTGCTAGTAAGTAGCGTCATCCGATGCCCGGACCCGCTGAATATCTATCAATCATCGGGCGGATGCTGTCAAGATAATCACGCGCAACGCGAATTGCATTGCCTTCTAGGTCAGCATAACCAGTCAAGCCAAACGTTGCTTCTCTGCGCTTATAGGCTTCTGCACCACCAATAAGCAAAGCAACGTCAAGTTCTCTGGAAGGTGTAGGCGGAAGCGCGCCATTCAGCCTAATGGTTAGACCTTCAAGCAACGCTTCCGCTACCATGTCTGACCATTCGATATCCTGCTCTGTTGGCGTTTTCACTCCAACAAATGCAAGAATTTGGGCGCCGGTCAGACTAGGCATTTTACTTGTTATACTCTGACTCAGTGTGTGCGGACGGGTCGTCGGGATGCTGCGGCGTTTCAAGCGCCACATCATCCGGCGGAGTGCCTTCCTTCGTCACATCATAACCAATATCAGCCTTGGTAAGCGTCTGCTTCCCAACGTCGCTAGAGGTTGGCGTTTCGCTTCCTGCTTCCTCCTGAATTTCAGCAGAAACCGCAAGTTCCTCCGCCTCGTTATCGCGCTTATCCTTTGTCATTTCGCTTGCTCCCTTTGTAATTCACTTACAACTAAACGTTGGTGTAAGTAATGCGGCGGACTCCCTTAGGCTGGAGAACCGCAAAGGCAAAATACTGCCAGATAGCGAACACGATAGACTGCGGGCCTTCGCGCTCCGTAAGGCGAATATCAAGGATGGCGGACTTCCACTGTCGCGCATCATTGCGCCGCGCGACAATTTCATTAGTTGCCGCAAGCAGCGCCCAAGCAGGC